TCGCGTTTTTTTTCTAGATCTGGCTTGCTATAGGGGGTTGTGCTAGTAACTGGTACACATGAGCATGATCGATAAACTTGATACAAAAGCAACGCAAACTGGGTTCGGTGAGCTCGTTGGTACATCACAGCAAGCTATTTCAAAGCATGTTGATAGTGGAAAATTAATTAAAGACGGTACTTACCGCGATTGGATAATTGCATATTGTGAAAGGCTTCGTGAAGAGGCTGCAGGTCGTGCCGGTGATGATCAAAAATCGTTAACACGTGCACGCACACAGGACGCGATCGCATCGACTGATTTAAAACTATTACAAATTAAAGAAAAGTCCGGTGAGCTTGTACCGGTCGCAGAGGTTGAGCCATTACTGGTTGCAATGTTTACAGCTGCGCGCACTGAATTGTTATCACTACCCGATAAATTGACTAACGAATTAAAGGCTTTATACGATGTGGATGTAGACCCCGCGTATTTGGAAGAGAAAATACATGACGTACTCGCACACCTGGCAGGAGAAGTGCCGGGAATCATTAAATGCCATGATGATGCGAGTGGGCAAGACATGGACACCACCGCCTAGATTAACGACTACAGAATGGTCAAATAAGTATCGCTATTTAGCTCCTGAGTCATCTGCTTTACCTGGTAAGTACAGTACCAAGTTAACGCCGTGGATACCTGGTATGCATGAGGCGCTTGATAATAATTTAATCTGGAAAGTGGTTTGCATGAAGTCAGCGCAAATTGCGTGGACTGATGGTGTTATTAATAACTGGTTGGGTCGAATAATTGATATTGATCCGAGTCCAGTTATAGGTTTATTTTCAAAAGCGGATGCTGCAAAGGAATACGCGCAAGAGAAGCTGGGCCCGATGGTTACTGTTACCCCACGGCTTGCTGACAAGATGGATGTTACTACCAGTCGTAAAGACGGTAATCGCTCAATGTTTAAAAAGTTTGCGGGTGGTTTTTTAAAGTTAGTTGGATCGAACAGTGTTAGCAATGTTAAATCCACACCCGCGCCTCGTGTGTTCGTTGAAGAACCTGATGATGCCGCAATTAATGTGGGTAAGCAGGGTGATGCAATTAAGCTACTTGAGGAGCGCACTAAAACATATCATCGTCGTAAGGTGGTTTTTGGTGGTACGCCATCGGTTAAGAATTTATCGACCATAGAAGATGCGTATTTAAACTCTGATCAACGTAAATTTTTTATTCCGTGCCATGAGTGTGACGAAAGTCATGTGCTTGACTGGGATAACGTGACATGGACCACGGACAAAGATTGTAAGCATGAAATATTTGGTGATGCGGTTCCTGATTTAGCCGCGTATGCCTGCCCACATTGTGGTTCCATGTGGAACGATCATCATAAAAATAGAAATGTAAAAAAAGGTGAGTGGGTAGCTACTGCGGAATCACGTGGGGTTGCCGGGTTTTACATTAATGAATTATACAGCCCTTTCCCCGGATCTCGTTTAACGCGATTAGTTGAGCGGTATCTGGAAGCCCAGCATAAGTTTGAGCAGGGTGATGAAACAGACATGATCGTGTTTGTTAATTCATGTCTTGGCAAGCCGTATGAATATGAAAGTAAAGCCCCTGATATTACCGAGCTTCAAGATCGTGCGGAAAGTTATAAAGAGTTAACGGTACCGGATGGGGCTTATATTCTCACAGCGGGTGTTGACGTTCAGCATGATCGCTTAGCGATAACGATTTGGGGCTGGGGTCCTGGTGAAGAAAGCTGGTTGATTTATTGGGGTGAGATTCAGGCGAAAACATCAACAACCGATGTTAACGATCCGGTCTGGGATGCGTTAGCTAAATTATTATTTACTCCTATAACACATGCGAAAGGTTTTAACCTGGTTGTTGCGGGTGTATCCATTGATAGCTCGGATGGGCAAACGTCTGATCAGGTTTATACGTGGGTTAGAAAATATCAAAAACGTAATGTATTAGCGGTTAAGGGTTCATCGGATCGCACTATTGATCGGGAAATATTCAGTCGACCAAAGCAGCTTGATACTAAGGGAAAGCAACACAACAAAGCTGCTAAATACGGCTTGCGTGTTTATATGGTTGGTACGCATAAAGCAAAAGATTTGTTGATTGGTGAGCGTGGCCGGTTATCACTGGTTGGTAATGGTGCTGGCCACATGCACTGGTTTGAGGAAGTAAGGCCAGATTTCTATGATCAAATTACATCAGAGGTTAAAGCGCCGCATCGATCAATACGCGGAAAGTTAATCTGGCAAGTTAAAAGCGGTGTGCGTAATGAGGGATTAGATTGCACCGTGTACGCATTGCATTCAGCGAGAGCGTTGAAAATTAATTTAATGACAGAGAAGCACTGGGAAGTGTTAAAGCGCAAGTTAATGCAACAAGATATGTTTAGTGAAACTGAAGCTAAAGATGTTACTGAACAAGCATCATTGAGACAGTCATCCGTGCGTAAACCACGAGGTGGCTTTGTGAATCGATACAAGCAATGAGATCTAAATAATAATGCCTGATATAGCAACTACAGAACCGGCTGAAATCACGTCAGGGTCCACCCATATGTGGACTAAAAATCTAAGTGATTATAAGCCTGAGGATGGCTGGGTCTTATCGTATTCACTTTTTAATGCAGCACGACAGGAGACTATTACCGCAACAGATAATGGTGATAGTACGCATTTAGCCACGATAACAGCAGCTGGTTCAGCCTTGTACGTAGCTGGTGAATATGAATACCAGGCATACGTTACAAAAGCGGCTGAGCGATATGATGTTGGCTGTGGTGATGTTGTTGTAAAACCTAATGCGGCCACGGGTGCGGTTGATGGTAGAAGTCATGTTAAGAAAACACTTGATGCTATAAATACGACGCTTGAAGTTCGCGCAACAAAAGGTAGTAGTGATTATAGTATTGATGGGTTTTCAATTACTCGTAATAGTTTTGATGAGTTGGTGGCAGCAAAAACCAAGTATGAAAATTGGTATGCGCAAGAAGTGCGCGCAGCCCGCCTTGCAAAAGGTCTGGGTCATTCTGGTAGCGTTCGGGTAAGACTATAACTATGGGTATATTAAAAAGAACGCTGCAACCAATTGTGGATGCGGCATGGCATGCTATGCACGGTAAGAAAAATAATTCTACACAGAAAAAGGGATTTGACGCTGCGCAGGCGACTCGTTTACTGGCTAGCTGGGTGCGTGATTCAAAAAGTATGAACGCGCAATTAAAGACTGAGTTACGTCCGTTGCGTACACGTTCACGCGATCTGTGTAATAACAATGATTACGCTAAAGGGTTTTTAACTGAAGTAAAAAGTAATGTTATTGGCTCTAAAGGCGTGCGCCTTCAGGCGCGTGCAAAAAACAATGATGGTTCATTAGATCAGCAAGATAATAACGCCATAGAAATGGCGTGGAAAAAAAGTGGAAAGGTTGGTGAGTTTGAAGCTAGTAAGCGTTTTGATCGTGCAACCTTTGAACGGTTGTTGGTTGAAACAGTGGCACGTGATGGTGAGGCGTTAGTTCGTTTATTACCTAATTTTAAAAATGAATCCCGCTTTGCTGTTCAGTTAATTGATGCTGATTACCTGGATGAAACTTATAGCACTGAAGATTATAAGCCTACACATAACCGTGTTCGTATGGGTGTTGAAATAGATAAGTTTGGTGCGCCGGTTGCTTACCACTTAAGAAAACTGCATCCCGGTGATCGATTAACAACACCAGCGGCCTATGATCGCATTCGTGTTGATGCCAAAGAAATATTACATATTTATTTGCCTATGTATCAGGATCAATGGCGTGGTATTCCCTGGATGCATTCAAGCATGATTGGTTTGCGTGATTTAGGTGGTTATAGAGAGGCTGCATTAATTGCTGCGCGTGTTGGTGCTGCAAAAATGGGGTTTATCGTTTCGCCTACTGGTGATGGGTTTGTCGGTGACGGTCAAGACGCTTCCGGTAATACAGTAATGAATGCTGAGGCCGGGTCTTTTGATCAGGTACCTGAAGGTACTGAGTTGTTAAATTGGGACCCGCAATATCCGCACGGTGATTTTGAGCCGTTTAATAAGACGATATTGCGTGGTATTTCAGCTGGCTGGGGTATTAGTTATCACAAAGCTTCAAAAGATTTAGAAGGCGTTAATTATTCCAGTGGTCGCCTGGGTGAGCTCAGTGATCGTGATATGTGGATGATGTTACAGGATTGGTTAATTGGTCAATTTCATGATCGATTATATCCCAGCTGGTTATTGATGGGGTTAACTGTTGGCACTATTAAAAGTCAAGCGGGTTCACCATTGCCAGTTTCGCAAATTGAAAAGTTTAAGGATGTTCAGTGGCAGCCGCGCAGATGGAAGTGGACTGATCCGCAAAAAGAATTTAACGGCGTTAAGGGGCAGATTGATGAAGCTCTTTTGTCTCGTTCACAGGCTATACGTGATATGGGTTATGACCCGGAGGAAGTATGGCGTGAAATCCAACAGGAAAATAAAACACTTGAATCAATGGGGATAACACCCGGCGCTGATGGTTTCATTCAACCAGAAAATGAGGCAACCGATGATGACGATGAAACATCAACAAGCCAAACAACAGATAAAAACTGATTCTATAAAGCTAGGTGTACAGCGCCGAATGGCGTCTTTTAATCGTGAAGCGATAGATGAAGAAAACCGCACCGTGTGTTTAAGCTTTTCAAGTGAAGAGCCATATGAACGCTGGTTTGGTGATGAAATTTTAGGGCATGAAAAAGCTGAAGTGCGCCTTGGTCGGCTGCAGGACGGTGGTCCATTGCTCTTTAACCACGATCGGGATGCGCATCTCGGTGTCACGGATGAAGTATCACTTGAAAGTTCACGAGGTCAGGCGGTGGTTCGTTTTGGCACCGGTGTGTTTGCGAGTGAAAAATTTGAAGATGTAAAAGCAGGTATCTTACAAAAAGTAAGCGTCGGGTACATTGTTCATCGAATGGTGCTGGAAGAAGAAAGTGATGATAAGGCTTCTTACCGCGTAACCGANTGGGAGCCGTTAGAAGTTTCCCTGGTAACTGTGCCAGCTGATAATTCAGTGGGTGTTGGTCGCAACGTGGAAGAGAACTGGAAACGTGACTTTGGTGATTTTGAAACCAACGTTGATTTATCTTCAAGAAAGAAAACAGAAGAAATAAAAACTATTCAACCAAAACATATTGAGGTTAAAGAGATGGATTTAACTCCTGAAGAACGTGCTGCACTTGAAAAAGATGCACGCAAAAAGGCGGCGGATAAAGAAACTGCACGTGTGCGCGAAATTTCTGCTCTAGGTGAGCAGCATGGTGAATCATTGGCTTCACTGAAAACATCAGCAAAGGATGCTATTAAGGACGGGTCCAGTGTTGAAGATTTTCAACGCACTGTGCTTGATGCAATGTCAACAGCTG